AAAAAGTAAAGTAAACGAAGCAGGTAACTACACTAAGCCTGCTCTTCGTGAGCGTTTGTTTAAGCAAATTAAAGCTGGTTCTAAAGGTGGGGACCCTGGAGAATGGTCAGCTCGTAAAGCCCAGCTACTAGCCTCCGAATATAAAAAGGCTGGCGGAGGCTACAAAAACTAATGGCTAAAGCAAAATCCCAACGTTCACTAGATAAGTGGACTAAGGAAGAGTGGACAACCTCAGATGGAAAACCATCTGAAGGTAAAAAACGTTACTTGCCTAAAAAAGCTTGGGAAGATTTGACTCCTGCTGAAAAGGCAGCCACTAATCGTGCTAAGAAAAAAGGCGATGGCGGGAAACCTGGAAAGCAATTTGTTCCTCAACCTAAAAAGATTGCAAAGAAGACAGCGAGACACCGATAATGGCTAAGATTACAACAAAAGATGGCGTGGGCCACAAGATTACTAAAAAGAAGTCTAATAAAGGCATTGGTGACAAGGGCGACATTATTGTTGACCACACCGCTACGAAAAGCGGTAAGTACGACAAGATGGACCTAACCAAGGTTGCTGGCTCTAAGACTGTTAAACAAGGTATCAAGGCAACTCGTGACTGGCACAACAAACACCCTCAGAAAAAGGGTAAGAAATAATGTCTGAAGTTAAGATTGGTACACGTAAAAAGTTTGGGCCATACAAGGGCTCAGAACAAAACGGCGGACGTCCTATCTATGTTTGGAAAGTAAAAACCAAAGATGGATGGAAGACTGAGTCTAAGAACAAAGCCCGTGAAGACTATGAAAAGTCATCAGGGCGTAAGCTTCCAAAGGATGTGGATGTTGACCACAAGAACAACAACCACAGTGATGACCGCAAGTCTAACCTGCACCCTTTAAAGCATGGTAAGAACACTGCTAAAGAAAACAAGCATAGGGCAGGGAAGAAATAATTATGCCTAGTATTAAGAATTTACAAACTAAAATGGATTTAAAACCAGTATCCTTTCCTAATGGAGGTGCATTAAAAATGGCTAAAAATAACCTTACACAGCGACAGGCTTTAGAGGTTAAGATATCTCAGCTTGAGGCGGAACACGCAAGAATAAAACTTAATGAGAAGCACAGTAAAGAACGTGCCTCTAGTCCTGTAAACAGACCAACAATTAAGAAGGTAAAATAATGGCTAAGCAAAAGCCTGCTGGTGAAGGCACCAGATTTAAAACTCTAGAAAACAAACTAGAGAAGCAAGGAAAGAGCAAGAAAGCCGCTGAGGCAATCGCTGCTTCTATTGGCCGTAAAAAGTACGGCCCATCAGACATGGCTAAGGCGTCTGCTGCAGGACGTAAGGGCCAGGTACATCGTATGAAGAAGGGCGGAAAGTAATGCCAAAGATGCCAGAACTTCCAGAACACAAGTCTGGGGATGGAAAAAAGACCGTTAACATTTCTGCAAAAGGCGGAGTTAAAGGTAAGCGTGCGGTTAAAGGCGTTCGCAAAATTGCTAAATCAAAAACACAAGTAAAGAAAGCATAATAATGGCTAAATCAAAAATGTGTACCTGCGGTAAATGTGCAGAGTGCAAGGCTCGTATGAAGAAAACTGGTAAGCCTGCCTGGATTGGCTCAAAGGCTGACGAAAAGCAAGACAAGAAGCTTGAAAAGGGCATGACCCCAGCTCAGAAGAAGCGATTTGAAGCTGGAGACAGAAAAATGGACAAGGACAAGTCTTTGACCAAAAAGGAAGACGTAAAAAAGGATAAGGCTCTTGCTAAGAAAGTTAAGAGTAGTAAGTAGTCATTGAACAAAAAAAGTTTACCCTGCCAAGTGCAGGGTTTTCTTTTACTATTAGAGATGTAAACATCCATGCGGATTTTACCTACATTATGTAGCCTGCGCCTGAAAAGGATTCTGCGATGCCTGCTAGAACATCGTCACTTTGTGACGCTAGCAATCACATTTTCTATACTTTAATTGCTGGTTATGTTGACGGTAAAATCGCTCAGCGAACTGGCAGTACGAAGTGAAGAGTCTATTAAAGGCAGCAGAAAACGCAGCAGAACAAACTGCTCGGCACATGACCGCTGACCTACGTAGCCACGCCTTAGAAGCTGGATGGCACCCTGACGTAGTTGCTCACATGCATGTTGAACACAACAATGGCGAGTTTAGTGTAAAAGTACACCCAGATTACCACTCACGTGCTTTCACTCACGAGTATGGGGATGAAACTGCTAGACCAACTGCAGTAATTAGAAAATACTCTAATAATAACGGTCACACTTCACAGGTTTTTAAAGCATATTTTTCTAAAAACTTTGGGGGTAACAAATGACTTTCCTTCTAAGTGAAGACGCTGCATTAAAAAACTACCTTCAAGGTTTAACTGTTTCTGACCAGAAATCAACTAATGATGGACGCCCTAGAGACGTAGCTGTATTTTACGGTCAACCTGACCAGGAAATTAGAGCTCAGGCGTATCCTTATATAACCATTGATATGGTTGACATTCGTAAAGACTCAGAACGTGAACACAGAGGCAAGGTTAGCCCAGCATATTTAGCTCCAGAAAACCTTGGAGCAAATAAAGGATGGGAAATTGATTTTCCTATCCCTGTAAACATTTATTATCAAATTACTACATACTGTCGTCACCCTAGACACGACAGAGAGTTGCTGTCCCAGCTTCTCTACTCAAGACTCTTTCTAAGGTTCGCCCAACTTTCTCTAGACGATGGTACTAACCGTCGTCTAGAAGTGCTGGATGTAGCTAAAAGAGATAGCACTGAACAGGCAAAACGTTTGTTCGTGAATTCAATCACTGTGTGTATTTCAAGTGAAATTGCACAGGGCCTACTAACTGAACTGGACAAAGCACATAACGGTGTTGCAATTGCTCCTATCGATGTATCTACTCCTCAACAATTCCTTCCCTAAAGAAACCTAACTAAGGAGACAAAATGACCTATGGTCGTCCAGGAGTCTATGTAAATCAGACTCTATTGCCTGCTCCAATTCAAATCTCATCTAACGCTAACGCTGCAGGTGCTGTTTTTGGGGCATTTTCTAAAGGCCCATCTAGCCTTACCCGTGTATCATCGTGGGGCGAATTCACCACTTTGTTTGGTGGATACAGCGCTACCTTCCCAGCTACTTTTGGTGTTGCTCAGTTCTTTAACAATGGTGGTGCTGACCTGTATGTAAAGCGTGTACTTGGCTCAAATTCAGTAAACGCATACGTAAACATTGTTAACAGTTCTTCTGCAACTGTTTCAAAGATTACAGCTAAGAACCCAGGTCTTGACGGTAACAACCTTCGTGTAAGAGTTACTTCAGCTGGAACTGGCGTCTACAACTTGTATGTGTACAAGGAAATTGTAGCTTCAGAACTTGGCCTTGCAAACGTTGACGCAAGCAACGACCTTCTTCTTGAAACCTACAACAGTATTGTTTTTAATGACATCAACTCCAGTAGCTTCATTGAGACAGTTCTTACTGCATCACCGTACATTAGTGCATCCAACACAAACACTTCGCTTACACCAGCAACAAACGTAATCACAAACGTTTTGCCTTTGGCTAACGGTTCTGATGGTTCTGCTCCAGTTGTTGGTGACTACACTGCTGTTTTGAACGTCAACACTTCAGAGTTCAACACTGTAGACCGTCCACTAGTGTTGTTTGCTCCTGAACTGTACACTCGTCTAAAGAATGTGGATGCTGACGCATCAGCTCCTGCTGACCTTGCAACTGTTCACAATGCAATGATTGCATGGGCTAACTCTGGTACAGGTTTTGCTGTTCTTGATACAGCCCCAGCTCTATCTGTAGATGACGCTATTGATTACGCTAACAACTTGACTGACTCAGCTCAGGCTGCTCTTTACTACTGCCACTACTACATCTCAGACCCACTTGGTCGTAGCTCAAAGTCGCTACGTAAGATTGGCCCTGCAGGTGCAGTTGCTGGTCTGTACATTAGCACAGACAAGAATGTTGGTCCTTTCAAGGCTCCTGCTGGTATTACTGCTTCTATCAAGTACGCAATCCAGTTAGAGCGTGCGTTTACTCCAGCTGACCTAGACTCTCTAAACACTGGTCTTAAGTCAGATGGTACTCAGCGTATTACTGCAGTAAATGCTATCCGTAACCTACCAGGTGCAGGCATTGTTGTTATGGGTGCTCGTACTCTCCTTCAGGATGGTACCGCAAACCGTTATGTAAACATGGTTCGTAGCCTTATTTACATTAACAAGACAGTCCAGAACATTACTCGATTTGCTGTGTTCCAAAACAATGACTCAAAGCTATGGGGTCAGCTAAAGACCGTTATTGGTGTTTTCTTAAACCAGTACCGTAACCAGGGTGGCCTTCGTGGAACAACCCCTGAAGCTGCCTACTTTGTCAAAGTTGATTCAGACAACAACCCAGACACTTCAACTGGTGTTGTTAACATTCAAGTCGGTGTTTCTCTAGAGTACCCAGCAGAGTACATCGTCATCAACCTCACCCAAACCACTGGCGCTTAGTCTAAAGGAGATAAAAGCTAATGGCAACTATTATTAATAATCGTTCTACGATTGCTACTGACCCAATCAAAAACTTCCGATTCTTGGTCAATTTCCAGCCACACAACGCAACTGACACAGGTACTGACACCTCTGGTACTTGGGCAACTGGTATGTCTAGCACTATGGGGTTCACCTCGGTTTCGGGTCTTGCAGTAACAACTGACAGCATCCCTTACCGTGAAGGTGGCTACAACACCACTGTTCACCAGATTCCTGGACAGACTTCGTTTGCCCCAATTTCTCTACAGCGTGGAGTTATGTTGGGAAACAAGCAGGCTTGGAACTGGATGAAGCAGTTGTTCCAGACTGTACAGTCTTCTACAAACCGTACCGCTAACTCTAACTTCCGTGTAGATTTGGAGATTCAGGTTCTAGCTCACCCAATTGGTGATGTAGTTGGTACAGACTCAGCAGTTTCAAATGGTCTTGATGACTTTGTAGTAATGAGATTCAAGGTATACAATGCCTGGATTACATCACTTGCTTACTCAGACCTAAACGCTGGTGACAACGCCATCATGGTAGAGCAGATGACCCTTGTTCACGAAGGATTCAACATGGCCCTAGCAGACAACCTATCTACCCCTGCTGACGACAACATCTAATAAACAATTAATAAGGAAAACAATATGAGTGAAACAGTAATTAACGCAGCCGCAGCAGACTCTGCTGTAGTAAACGACCTAATTGCTAAAGGACTAAAAAAGACAGAAGCACCTGAGGAAGTTGCACAAGTAGACTTCCCAGCAGATAATTTGGTGAACCTTCCTGGAGGGTATGTATTACCCTCTGGGGAGGTAATCCGAGTTGCTGAAGTTAGAGAGCTAACTGGTAGAGATGAAGAAATGATTGCTAAAAACAGTAATCCTGGACGAATCTTTCCAACTATGCTTTCTCGTGCAGTTGTAAAAATTGGTGAACAAAAAGCAACAGAAGAAATTTTGACTGACCTTCTATCTGGCGACAGAGACGCACTACTTGTTGGAATTTACAAGGCTACCTTTGGAAACACTGCGGAAATTGCTTCGTGGTGTGAAGGATGCCAGGATTTCAAGATTGTAGAAATTGATGTAGATAAAGACATTAAGTCAACAGTACTTGTAGACCCTATTAATGACAGGGTGTTTACTGTTAAAGGAAAGTCACACGAGTATTTAGTTACCCTTCCTACTGGTATGGTTCAGCGTGACCTGCTATCAAAAGGTGAGCTAAATTACGCAGAAACACTAACTGTGATTCTTGAAAACTCTGTTCTCCAGATTGATGGACGACAGGTTTTGAGTAAGTCACAAGTTCAAAACCTTGGCCTAGTAGACCGTAAAAACATCATTGAAGCTATCACTAAGCGTGCTCCTGGACCAAAATTTGAACCGATAACACTCTCATGCCCTGACTGCGAAAGTGAGGTACAGGTTCCGATTTCACTCGGAGCCCTGTTTCAGCTCTAGTGCGACGGCTTATGACGTATTGCTTGCTGAATGTGTAGTGTTATCAAAAGAGTTCACTGGATGGACTCTTACAGAAATTAAGGAACTTTCTCCTAGAGAAAGAAAGAATTGGCTAGAAGTAGCTAAAGAGTACAAGAAAGTGGTGAAGAAAAGCAATGAGCACTGACCCAGCTGACGAGTTAGGAAAAGTAGCTAGTAAAGTTGATACACTTACTCAGGCTATTAAAAAACTTTCTACCGCTTTAGGTTCTTTAGTAGCGCCTAAAAACTTTTCAAGTAGCCTTTTAAATAATGTTGGCGGACAACAACTTTTAGGTTCTTCTGGCGCTAACTTTCTAAATGACTCTTTTGGAAACATGTCAGTAAATGAAATACTGGCATCTTCTAGAGCAACTAATTTAAAATACAACTCTTTAATTGGGTTAGCACAATTTAGCACAGGCATGGTTGCTGGTGGGGCAATGATGATGCCTAACCTTCAGCAAACTACTTCAAGAAGTACGTCTCTATATAACGCAGGTATCATGGGTGGGGCCAACATGTTTGGCCTTGGCACAAGGTCATTAAACTTGATGCGTGGAGGTATCACTTCTTTTGGAAGTGAAGCCGCTACGGCCCAGCAGTTAGTTGGCATGGGTGTTATGCCTAATAGTGCCCAATTTGGCAATTTAATGACCTCTACAGCAAACGCTGCTAGATACCTAAACATTAGCAATGATAAAGCTGCTCAAGCTATGGGTAGCTTAACTAGCGGTGGCGTCTCTAGTAACTTAATGAGCCAGTTTGGTATTTTTACCACTAACCCCGTAACAGGTAAACGTTACACCCCTACTCAAATTTTTAGTCAATTAGCTGACCGTATGACTGGCGGTAATTTAAAGAATTTAAGCCGTGAAGATATAATGACATCTCTTCAAGGTGGTAATTTAGGCGCTACCCTTCAAGCATCTGGTCTTGACCAAACTACCCAGGGTATGCTTGCTCAATACATGCTTTCTGGTGGAAAGATGGATTTGGGTAACACTAAAGCAATGTCTAAATTGTTTGGTGCAAATGGCAACATCAACCCTCAACAGTCACAGTACGACATTAATTCTGCAAATAGCGGTGCAATGCAAGACGCCATGCTACCTTACATTAAGGGTATGCAGGCTGCCGTCCCTGTTATTCAAGATTTACAAAAAGTTGCTGGAGAAACAGCAAAGCAGTTTGGTGCTATAAACGCACTCCTGCAAACTTTAGCCTCAGATAACGGGGTTAAAGGACTTACCTCTGGTATTGGTGGAGCAATTGCTGGTTTAGCCACATTTACTCAAGCTTTATTAACAAGTGCTGCACTATCTGGTTTAGCTAAGGGTGCTGGCATTAGTGGTGGAAAACCTAAGGGGGCTGTTAAATGGGCACCAGGTGGTACTGGCGGCGGTGGAAACTGGCTAGACAAAAAAGGCAACGTCATTACTAAAGGACCTACTGGAGGACCAGTAGGTAAGGGACGTTCTGCTACAGCTTTGGTTTCAAAAACCGCCGCTAAAGTAGGTGTTGGAATTTCTGCTGTTTTTGGAGGCATTAATTTAGCTAATGACGCTATAAGTGGGCAAGGTTGGGGAACTAAACAGTTCAGTTCAGATATGGGGAGCACCATAGGTGGAATTGCTGGTGGAATACTTGGTACTGCTTTAGACCCGTTTACTTTTGGTTTAGGAACTGTTCTTGGAGGTTTGGCTGGTTCATGGCTTGGTGGCCAAGTAGGCGGAATGTTTGGTAGCGGTGGCGCTGCTGGACGAGTTGCTGGAGGTAGCCAAACAGACACTACTGGAGCAATCAAACTAATCCACCCTGTTGGTAAAGGCGCAAAAGTAACAAC